GTATTGCAAGGGGATAGGACAGATAATATTCCTGGCCTTGTAGGTGTCGGGCCAAAAACTGCTGAAAAAATTTTGGGAGATTCCGAAACCCTTTCTGATATGTGGGACAAAGTGATAGGTGCATACGAGAAGAGGAAACTTACATACAAATCAGCATTACTTTCAGCACGACTCACTAGAATCTTGAGACATGGCGAGTACAATCTACACAAACAAGAGGTGTCCCTTTGGGAGCCGCCCACCACATGATTGATGAAGAACTCTGGCCTCCAATAGATGAGGTACTCATTAGAAAACTAGAAGAGATCTACCCTGATAGATGCCCATCAATAGATGCACATGATCGAGAGATATGGAGGTACGGTGGACAGGTAGAGCTAGTAAGAATGTTGCGATCTGTATATAATGAACAGAACAACATCGAATAGCGATGGCGACTCTTCCTTATTTAACCAACGTAGATTTTAGAGCAGGTACTAGACCAGCTAAACAAGATGGCAGTCCATCACTTGCAACAAAAGAAGATGTAGCTGCATGGGCTAGTGAGGTTGACCAAGTATTTCAAAGCACATTAGGAAGAAATGCAGGAGCAGTTGGTCATCAATACTGGACGTATGACTTAATGCAAGACACTGGTGCTTTGATAGAAGATCAGGGATATAGCTACGAGAAAGCTAAATCTATGGCGATTGCAAACATGACAGCAAATGTAGCAAGATCTGCTGAGTCGGCAGGCTTCTTAAAAACAGGTGACGCAAACGCTAGTCCTGCTGCTACTGGTGCTGGCACTTGGAACCCAACTAATAATCCTGAAGAGCTTAATGCTAAATGGGGTGGAGAAGATTCAACTCTAGTTACTAATGACGATGGCTCGCAAACCTTTGTACCTGGTGGCGGTGGCGACACTACATATACTTCTGTTGCACTAAACCAACAACCAATACAACCTGCTATCTATGGTGGCGGTGGTAGTAATACAACTATTGTTACAGGACAAGGGCCACAAGCTAAGACTGCTGCTGACCAACTAAGAATTACTCCTCAAGATAAAGTGGTACTAGCTGGCGGTAATAGATTAGGTGACTATTCAAGACAAGAACGTAAAGGAAGAATGGGGCCAATACCAGGAGGAAGAGTAGGTGGTGGTGGTGTAAACATCTTTGGTTAAGGTTAGTATGGTAGGCATAACACGAACGATTCATCATGTGTGGTGGCGGCGGCGGTTCTTCTAACGAGGAAGCAAGAGAAGATGCTGATGAAAGACATCAAGAGAATCTTGCGTTACAGCGAGAGCAGATGGCTGAACAAAAGCGTCAGTTCCAAGTAACTAGGGATGACAATCAGAAAAGATATAGAGAACAAAAACGTATATCGGAAGCTGCTCCACCTCCACCACCAGCAGAAGATGCAGGCGTGGCAACACCAGCTATAGATGAACTAATGATTAGTGGTGCAAACAGAAAGAAATATAGATCAGCAGAATATAAGAAAGAGACAAGAGACAGAGCTAACTCTTCCCTTGGTATTAGCTAATGGATTTAAAAATTAACGACATTGATCTTGCACCTGGTAAAGGTAGAAAGAAAAAGAAAGGTACTACCCTTGCTGGTAGATACGACCAACTAAAAACTACAAGAGATCCTTTCCTTCAAAGGGGTAGAGACTGTAGCAAGGTAACGATTCCATCTATCTGTCCTGACTCTAATCAAGGAGATCATGGAAAACTTAAGACACCTTGGCAGTCAACAGGTGCTAGAGGTATAGCGCATTTGTCGCACAAACTTTTGATTACACTTCTACCTCCTAACACCCCATTTTTTAAGTTAGAGATAGATGGCCTTGCATTACAAATAGAAGAACAAGGGCCAGAGATCAAGACAGAACTAGACACAGCATTAGTCAAGGTCGAACAAGCTTGCATGACATCGCTTGAGACAATGAGTGCAAGAGCTTCATTGAACCAAGCCTTCAGGCAACTGCTGGTTACAGGTAATGTTCTTCTCTATGTACTACCAGATGGAATAAGAGTTATACATCTACAGGATTACTGTGTCGTTCGTGATCCAATGGGTCATGTCACTGAGATCTTAGTAGAAGAAGAAGTCTACCCTGAAGCATTGCCTGATGGATTCTTGCCTGACCAGAAGGAAGAGGAAGAGAAGTTAGAGGCGACAAAGAAAAGTATGAAGATACATACCTGTGTCAAGTTTGAAGATGGCATGGCTACTTGGTATCAAGAGTGCAAAGGCAAGGAGATCCCTGATACCTATGGTCGTTGCCCAGAGAACTGTAGCCCTTGGATTGTATTGAGATATGAGAAGCTTGACTCTGAAGACTATGGACGTTCACATACTGAGCAGTACTACGGTGATCTGACTGCACTTGAATCTTTGTATCAAGCAGTGATCGAAGCAGCAGCAGCAGCCAGTAAAATTTTATTTCTTTGTAATCCGAATGGAACCACACGGCCCAAAACCCTGTCGTCAGCAGCGAATGGGGCTATCGTTCAAGGAAATGCACAGGATGTTTCAGTTGTTCAAGCCAACAAGCAAGCCGATCTACAAATAGCTAACTCAACTATTGATCGTATCGAAGGTAGGTTGCAGTTTGCTTTCTTACTTAACTCAGCTATCCAACGACCTGGTGAAAGAGTTACAGCAGAAGAGATTAGATACATGGCACAAGAACTTGAAGCAAGTATCGGTGGGTTCTACTCCATACTTACTCAAGAACTACAGCTACCACTTGTACGCAGGTTGATCTACATGTTGCAAAAGAAAGGCAAGTTACCTGAGTTCCCTAATAGTCAAGAGACAGGTGAACCATTAGTACTACCTAAAGCTGTAACAGGATTGGAAGGTATAGGTAGAGGTGATGATATGAATAAGTTAACTGAGTTCTTAACTCTTACTCAGCAGGTACTAGGGCCAGAGATAGCACAACAATATGTAAACTACGAAGAAGCACTGCGAAGATTGGCAGCTAGTGCTTCAATAGATACGACTAACTTAGTCAAGACCAGCGAGCAGCTACAACAAGAGGCTGCTGCTGCACAAGCTCAACAGCAACAAGACCAGCAGCAACAACAGATGATGGAAATGATGAAGTCATCTGCTGCATCTAAAATTGCTGATAACTTTACTCAACCAGGTTCACCGTATGGCCCCCAATTCTCAGGAAACTCCGACAACGGAGCAGCAGGAAGTATCCCTAACTCCCTCCCAGATCTCAGGGCAGCAGCCCAAGGACTCCCCAGTGGCCCAGTCCAAGGAGGAGGAGAAGGTTAAGGAACTACCTCCAATAGTTTCAGACAAACCTGCTGCCAAGAAAAAGAAAGTGAAGGAATCACAGGTTATTAAAGATAGCCCAAACCATATCACTATTAAATAACTACTCTCACCCATCACCATGCCTGATCCTATTACTATCTCAGAACCTGAGACTGGTGCTTTGTCTCCTGAACAGGAGGTTGACGCTAAAGACGAAGCACTAATAAATGAGTCGAAAGAAAATGGGCCAGTTAAATTTGCTGGCAAGTATGAGTCTGTCCAAGACTTAGAGAAAGGATACGAAGAACTTCAGAAGAAGTTAGGTAGCCCAGAAGAAGGCGACAAGCCAGAAGTATCTGAGACAAAAGAACAATCAGAACCTAGTAATGCAACAGAAATCTATGGTGAATACATAGGTAGTCGCCTTGATGAAGTTGGTGTTGACTACCAAGGTATGAATACTAGGTGGCAAGAGACAGGTAAGTTAACTGACGAAGACTACACATCCTTAGAAGGTGCTGGCTTTACCAAGGATATGGTCGAAGCATACCTAGATGGTGTGCAATACAGAGCAGCACAAGACTCAGAGCTTGCAGCTAAAGAAGTAACTTCAATCAAACAAGAGTTTGGTGGAGAGAAAGTGTATGACGAGATGCTTACGTGGGCTGCTGGAAATTTAGAACAAGGTGAGATTGATGCGTTTAACGACATGCTTAAGACTAGCAACCCACATCAAATAAGGATTGCTGTTGCTGGTCTTCAAGCTGCATACATGAACAATGCACCAAGAGAACCTAAACTTGTAGGAGGTAGAACAGCTAGAGAAGATACAACTAAGTACGAGTCAGCAGCACAAGTAGTAGCAGCTATGAATGATGAACGATATGCAACTGATCCAGCATATAGAAAACAAGTACAAGAAAAACTTAGTCGCTCAAACGTAATGTAAGGGGTATTATAAAAGCACCTAACTTCTCATAGAAGCAACGGCCCCTTGCGAGGGATACCCCAAGTGGAAGAGATAGTTATGGGTAAACCCTTTCTATCTACCGTACAAATTGTATGGCTAACTTTACTAGCTCAAGGCTAGGTCTCGTAAATGCTACGGGTACTAGCTATGACGCTTTATTCCTTAAAACTTTTAGCGGAGAAGTTCTGTCTTCGTTCCGCAAAGCAACAGTGTTCGAGTCTTTACATAACGTACGGACTATAGCATCAGGGAAGAGCAGTCAGTTTCCAATAATTGGAAATTCTTCAACTTCATATCATACACCTGGTACGCAGCTTACAGGTAATGCTATCAAGCATGCTGAAGTAACTATCAACATCGATGACAAACTTGTATCACAAGTATTCATCGCAGATATTGATGAAGCCAAGAACCATTATGACGTTCGTAGTCAGTACTCTGTTGAGATGGGTAACGCATTAGCGTACACATTCGACAAGAACGTAGCAGCTACTATTGCTCAAGCAGCAAGAACCAGCACTAACGCTAACACTGACTTACCTGGTGGTACTCGTATCAAGATTGTTGCTGCAAACAAAGCAGCTATCACAGGTGCAAACTTAGTTGCTGCAATGTGGTCAGCAGCCGAGCAGTTTGATATTAACAACGTCCCAGAGAATGATAGATATATCGTTCTTGGCCCAACTGAGTACTACAAGTTAGCTCAGACAACAGACGTACTCAACAGAGACTGGGGTGGTTCTGGAGCATACGCAGATGGAACAGTCTTAAAGGTAGCTGGTATCAGCATCGTTAAGTCTAACCACTTGCCAACTACAAACCGTTCTGCTGTAACTGGTGAGAACAAC